TACTGGACATCAATACGCTCAATGCTTAAGCCATCGTTGGGCCTATAGACCACCAAGAACAGTCGGTTCTCCAAGAAGAGGGCGTTCTTGATTTCCGCATTGGGCTCCAGTTCCCACTTGCTCCACGCACTCTGAACCTTCTCGGTTCCGTTGATATAATAGCGATAGATGTATAGCGTGTTGGGGGATTCATTAGTCCTAGCCACCAGAATCTTTTCATTTTGGCAGATAGCCATTTCAACAATGTTACCCTGTAGGTAATACGGGATACCCACAGTGACATCAAACGCATCAAACTGAAGGGTATTCTCACCAACGTAGTACTCCCAGACACCCGCAAAGTCACCACGATTAAACCCAACATAGACATTTTTACCCGACATCTTTGGGTAACACTTGTTGGTATTCTCAAACTCGGTGGTTTGCTGGATACTTACAGTCTTGCTTGTTAACAAGTCACCGCTGCTCCGTAGAGAGAACTGCGTCTTTTCACCAAACAAAACTAGCTGGTCATAGAACGGAACAGCACTATACAGGATGCTGACCTTGCTATGAGCCGCTGCCACATCAATAGGGTCAGAATCAAGGATGGTGGTTACTGAATTACGCCAGAAGTTAAAGAACTGACCAGACTCACTAAAGATGACACTTTCCTCGCTCAATAATCCAAGGCGATTCTTGTAAAAGAAGATGTCATTGATTGGGTGGCCTACAAAAGATGGGTCAATGTTTGTATCGGCATCCCCAGCGGTTCTATTGTCCCAAGTAGCCGCCTTAAAGGTAAAGGTGTCATCTTGGTTATGGATAAGGATGTGGGGCATCTTGGTGTCATCAAGGTCGTATTTAACCTCAAAGCCCACAGCCTCTAACCATTTACCACCCTCAAACGACCCAACAGTATTGATGTTGGTCTGAAACTGAACGTAGTAGTCATCTACAGTGTCCTCGGGATAGCCATCAATCTTAATCTTAAATCCATTGGGGGCCACTATGGGAAGCTCTGTAAAATTCCTAACAGAGCTTTTAATGGCTCCTGTATAAGTATTTGAAACACCATCAGTAACAGTCAGCGTAAATGCCGTAGCTTTTTTGATATAAATTGTGGATGCTACATAAGTAATAGTAAAACCACTACTTGTAAGCCTATTTAATCCAAGTCCATCTTGAGCGGCTGCACCAACACCTGAAGTACCACCAACAGTAGCAGCCGTAGCTCCAAGAACAAGTCCACGAACAATGTTTTGAGTATTGATATGGTCTTCATGGTTTGCTGCTAGACTGTTGTCTGTAATAAACCAGTATTCAATACCATCTACCCAAACAGAGTATCTAATGGCATGACCGCCTTGCTTAATGACAATAAGCCCTTCATGTGGCTGTGCAGCAGTGGTGGCCGACAGCATTGCTGGTATCTTGGTCTTATTGAGGACAAAGGTGTAATCAGCAATACTGATGGCTTTTAGGTCATCTTGAGGGCTTGTGGTTGCCAGATAATCAGCCGAGGCTCCCACATAATTAACAGCCTTTTGATTCCCATTGGTATCAAATACCTGAACAGCGTTGTTCCTGAATATTGCCAAGAACTGATTATCAACATCGCGGTCAATGGCGTGAGCTAGGGTGTTTCCAGCAGTTCCTGTGACGATACGGCTAACGTGGTTGGTCGGAGGACGCTTTGTAAGACCACCAACAATGTTGCTATCTGCATTAATCTGTTCCACCGCCTGTGATGGAAACTTCATTGAGTCAGCTTGTTGGCTAACTCCCGAGATTAGGTTAGGAACTGGATTACGAGAAAGCATATTATTATCGGTCTAATGCACGATACACGGAGTAATTATCAAACACAGAGCGGTCAGCCTGTGCATCCTCATCTTGCTTCATAGCCACCAAAGCCATTAGTTCTCCCACAGAGGCTTCACGGGCAGCTATATCAGACCCAAGGATGCGGCCTTGGAACACACGGGCTGCACGGAGCTTTATGTAGTTACGGACTAATTCAGGAAGCTCCTCAAAGTCAAAGAGTTGCATAATGGTGACTTTAAGGTCTTTTTCAAAAATATAAGTATGGTTCTTTCGGTCATACAAGTATTGACCACGGATGATTACATCCAATTCATTGCGATAAATATCGTCATTGAGGTCAACATGAATAGCATTACTGGGCACGATAATCTTATTTTCGGCTGTGCGGGTAAGGGGGTAATCATTTTCGGTATTGAAGTGCCAACCTTGTGATAGTACTTCCTTTAAAACTTCAGCTAACACCGACTTGGCCGTCTGGACATCCACTGGAACCGAGCCATCTAGGGTCTCCACAGGAGCTTCTCCGATGGTTCCAAGCATGGTGTTGATGGCATCTAGGCGTGTTGTTTTGGTGGTATCACTCATATAAAGTATTTTTGATAAAATGGGCTACTTGCGGTCATTTAGCAAGGGACAAAGGAAATGAGCAAAACCTTCTCCATCGGATAGACCACAAGTAGCCAAAAAGGAGCCCCCAATCCCACGAATGAGACTGGGGGCTTTATTAGGACTTAACAGCCCCGCTTGCGATTACGCAGCGCGGTTCACGAGCACAGCCGCCTCGGGACGCAGCGAGCCGTGGCCCATCGCGTACTTGGAGACGAACAGGGTGCCCTGCCGTTCAATCTTGTATTCGGACTCAACCGCGATGTCGCGGAGCTTAACAGTACCAGCAGCGGCCTTGTGGAAGCACAGGGCGCGGAGGCTGGAGAAGTCACCACTGTAGGTGTTGTTCTCACCCGTGTTAGCAGCCTGACCGAAACGGGGCAGGTTGTTAGAACGAGCGACTTTGAACCCAGCCAATTCCGGCAGGGTCACGCTGGAGAGCGTACCCGTGTTACCGAAGAAGCGGTTGAACAGGTCGGTGCTGGAGCGAGCCACCTTGTAGTATTCATTCGGGGTCAACACGCAGAAGCGGTCTTCCGAGGGAATGTTCTTCTCATCAAGCTGCTGTGCAGCCGAGTAGATGCCGTCAACAATCTGGGCACCAGTCGGTTCCGTGCCCGTGGTGTTACCCAAGGTCACAGTCGCGCCGGAGCGTTCGTTGATGATGGTGCAAGTAGCAGTACCCTGCGTGCCCGTACCACCGCTCATGGTGATGGTGGGAGCAGAGGTGTAACCAGAACCCGGATTCGTCACAGTGATGCCGACGAGGTTCAGGCCGCTCATCACAACAGTACCAGTGGCCGTGGTGCCGCTCGACGGAGCCGAGAAGGTCACAGTCGTAGGAGCCACCGAGTAGGTGCCCTTGCTGGTGATGCTGACGCTGTTAACTTTACCGCCGCCCGTCACGCTGGAAGAACCAGACGCACCAAGAGCGATAACTTTAGCAATGTTCTGGTCGAAACGCTTTGCCAGCGCACGGCCCAGTTCCGTCGAGTAGATGGAACGGACATCGTAGTGGTTCATCATCTCGTCGATGCTCGGAACGAAAACGCTCGAGAGCAACAGCGAGTCAATGTTGATGACTTTTTCGTCGTGCAGCACGCTGGAGAGCAGCGAGTTGCTATTGTCGAGAATGTCATAGCCGGGGGTATGATAAGCAGCAGAGGCATAGCCCGTCAGGGGGAACTGCGCCGATTTGCCGTTGTCAATCGTCCGCATCGTGTGCATCGCGCTGAAAATGTTTTCAGTCGTGAACGTGGTGAGGACTTCTCCAGCGAACTTTTTCAGGAACAATGCCAAGGCATCTCCCGCCGCATTAATTTGACCAGAGCGGTTTGCGCTGGTTCCAACAGTATTAGCCATAATAGTTAATAATTATACCGAGTTAATGGACAACATAGCTAATAGTGAGGTCACAGCTTTGAACGGGTTACTAAAATCTCCATCAACCGCAATTTGTCTTTCGGCAATACAGCACAAAGAGTTGTCTGACGAATCAGGCTCTATGAAAGACATTAGCTATTGATTACTGATACCGCACTACCCACTCAACCGACTTTCACCACCGCCATGTTAATTAGATGCTCCTTTTTGTTTGTTAAGGGCATCCAAAATCTCTTTCATACGGGCATCAGGCACACTCCAGCTAGGCAGGGGTCTCACAATGCACTCGTTTGATTTAACGTAGATAACTTCCCTATCGGAAGGAATCACAACCACTCTTGTCCTGCTATTATTTAGGGAGCAACTTGTCAAGAGAACTGTTAATATAACCAGAATCCCCGTTAACGATTGCTTTGTTGGTTTCATCTTTAATAGCTTGGGCTTTAACGGCTGGGTCATCAGCAGCCTTAAGCCGCCGCAACCACCAGTACCCAAATGGGGTGGCGATTGCGGCGACAATAAGGAGTGCGCTTGTTAGCATTACTTCTTGGAAGCAACAGACCAGACCACACCGACGATGGCCACAAGACCACCAATGGCCTGTTCAAGCCCCGCAGCGTCCACGAAGCCCTTGGTGATAAGGACACCGCCAACAGCGGTAAGGATGTGACGGACAATACCGAGGATAATTTCTTTATTCATAGTTAGGTGTTAATTGTTAATTGAACTTACAGGATGTCCGAGTGTTCCAAACGCCGTTCAACATCGCGGCGATAGGCGGGGTCAACCTTGTAACGTGGGTCAGACATAGCCGTAACAAGCTCCGCAGTGCTGCGGTAGGCTTGGGTGCTATTGGCTGTGGCAGGAGAGCCGCCGATAAGTTTGGGAACTTTGTTCTGGCTCTGGTAGCGGGACTGAAGCCCACGGACGGCCAGCATGGTCTGTTGCTGGTTGCCAGAGTTAATCAGGCTGTT